AATAACAGTCACTGATGCGGGATTAGCTCATCCGGTAGAGTGACTGCTTCCCAAGCAGTAGGTGGCGAGTTCGAGACTCGTATCCCGCTCCAAAATGAATATTGGTGATACACCAACAAAAAACCGTTAAGCTGCATAGCTTAGCGGTTTTTCTTTTGTTTCGTGATGATTCATAGCGTTTCACGTTGTATATTTATTCTGGTGCAACCTGGGTGCTATACATTTTTTGCGTCCACTTTATAGGTACGCTGGTGCGTTTTTGAGTGCGGTTTTCTCCATGAAATTCACCAAAAAAGCGGCGGGCCGCCCATTGGGTAGCCCGCCGCTTCTCTTATTCCTCGTCGTCCTTAGTCTGCCGTTCCGCGGCCTTCTTCCCTGCGGCAAGCAGCTTTAGCAGGCCATCAGGGACATCGGCACCCATGTGGGCGGCGTTCTCGGCGATAGAGCCGAGTTCGGTAAAAATGTACCACACCAACACCACCGGCAGGATCAGATTCTGGTACGTAATGCCCAGGCCGGGCAGGTTTTCGACCGCGATGCTGAGAACCGCATCGGTCAGTGCAGCCACGCAAACTACCACGATCATACCGGCCTTGTGCCAGATGCCGTCTCTGGCCACAGAACTGGCCCACTCTCCCCTGCTGGCAGCGGCCGCGCTGCCGGAGAGCCAATCCAGCACCATGCAGGCAGCCCAGGCCATCACCAGCCAGCCCAGCCAGCCGAATGCCGCGGTAAAGGCACCGCAGGCGGCTGCGATCACCGCCTTGACCCACAGGAAAATGTTGTCGTCTTTCATGGTTTACTCCTTTCGTTCACGCTGCCTGCGCGGTGCCCTTAGCACCTACGGCGGACAGCTTGTCCAACACGGCCTTGGCATCGCCTTGGGTGATGGGGCCGACTTCGATGTTCTGATGCGCCATCTCGGCATCGCTGAATTCTGCCCAGTACAGCCGCATGGCCACCAGCTGCAGCTGGATCGCAAGGCTGAACACCGCCATGGCCTGGGCGTTGGTCAGGTTGCTGGCACAGATGGTCTGCAGCGTGGAGGCGGCAGGCTTGTCCTCGGCCGGGCGCTCGACCGCATGCTCACCGGGACCGTAGGTGTAGACGCTGCTGCTGGCGGTGGTGAAGTCATCATCCAGCCAGGTCAGAGGGTTGGTGCGCTTGCCGCCCAGCAGCACCTCGAAGTGCAGGTGCGCGCCAAAAACGTTGCCGGTGGCACCGCTGTAGCCGATCAGCTGGCCCTCTTTGACCTTTTCTCCCTTGGCAACAATAAACTTGAACAGGTGGGCGTAGCGAGTGACAAGGCTCTGCTGCCTGTAGTCGGCGTGGCGGATGTCCACGTAGTTGCCGTAGCTCTGCATGCTGCGCTCGTCGGTGGTGTGGCCGTCCCACAGCTGGGTGGCCGACACCGTGCCGTCCTCTGCCGCGTAGACCGGGCGCACGGCGGTGTTGCCGATCTGGGTGCGCAGGTCGATGCCGTTATGGCTGCGGCCGCTGTTGTAGTGCCAGCCCTGGGTCAAAATGTGCTGATCCAGCGGCCAGCGGAGTAAAACTTCACCATTCGATAATCTCATTTGAAAACTCCTTTTTATGTTCTCAACCACCAGTTCATCACAACGTCCGAACTGGGCTTTTCTTCTACCAACGCCGTGATGGTCCCGGCCCCGGTGTAGACCAGGCCCGCGTTGATCTTGTCCATCGAATCGGCGAGGATCACATCGGTGGCGAACACGCCAGTCTTGTTGGTCGAGCCGAGGCTCAAGAACATGCTGTTGGCGGTCAGGGTCGGTGCGACCGAGATCTTTTTCGAGGGGTACACGGTCTGCTTGTAGGCAAAGCCCTGGGCTTGCTCATCCGTGGAGGCGGTCGTCCAGCTGTCCACGTAAAAGGTGGCGTAATACTCCCACGGCAAGGCAACGTAGAGGATCTTGTTCTGCACAGGGTTGGCACTGGTGCCGGACAGCGCGTCATCGACCGTGGTTTTGTTGGCACCTGATTCAATGCCGCTCAGTTTGGAATACTGGGCCGGGCTCATCAGGCCGTTTTTGTAGGCCGAGGCCAGGCTATAAGTCGTGTCGGAACCCGGAATGCCCAGGGCGGTAATGTCGGTCTTTTCCACTTTCGCAACAGCGGTGACGTGCCCCAGGTTATCCACGGTGATCTTGTACAGGCCGCTGGTCCGGGCGGTATGCGCGGGGTGAGTGTACTTGTT